TATCCAGCGGTCGCGTTGCCTCCCTCGCCAGCGGTCGCGGTGCCTCCCTCGCCAGCGGTCGCGGTGCCTCGGTCGCCAGCGGTCGCGGTGCCTCCGTATCCAGCGGTCGCGTTGCCTCGGTATCCAGCGGTCGCGGTGCCTCGGTATCCAGCGGTTGCGGTGCCTCCGTCGCCAGCGGTCGCGTTGTCTCCGATGATAGCAACCCCAGGGGGAGCGTATTGATGAATGAGGGCAATGGCGTCTTTTCTCGTGCCGAACAACTCCACTATGCCGCTCGAAACTTTGACCTTGCCATCAATATGCACGACCCGAGATTCCTCGACGCGCACAACGAGCCAAGCGGCGGTGTCGGACCAATCGAGTAGAGCCCCATTGCCTTCGCCCCATAACAGACCATGCAGGCCACCACCACAAACAGGTTCGGGATTCCAGTCGGGACAGGTCACAGGTCCAGAGCGCGGCCACGCAAACCCGCCGTGACTGGTCCCATCAGCATTGCAAGTGCGGAGCATGAGAGCTTCGCCTTTTTTCAGCTTTTTCATTGTCATTCCCTCCATAGGAACGTTGTTAGAGCAGCACCACCACGGCCACAATAAAGGCCATGCGAATCAGCCAGACGATCACGGCGGCGAATCGGTCACACTGGGCGTCAAGAGCGCAGGACAGGGCGGAATAGTCTGAGCGCATCACAGGGCACCTGCTTTGCGTAGGGCGGCTAGGATGGCGTCTCGCGCCGGCTTGTCGGCACCAAGCTCAAACTGCGCAGAGGTCATATTGTAGAGCAGTGTCAAGGTGGATTTCAGCGCCTCCACCATGTCGGGAGCGGCGGCAATGAGTGTGGCGTTGGCCTCCGGTTCAAGCGATCCGTGCGGGCACGGTGGTTGGCCGGTATGTTGGGTTAGAGATGTGCAATCGGCAACTGTGTGGCCGTTATCGCTTTGCACATAAAAGTCGTTGAAATAACGGACAACGTGCCATGGTGCGCGTGTAGTGATCATCACTTCCCTCCAATCAGGCAGAATCCGAGCAGGATTAAGAGCATGGCAACGAAGTAGCAGATGCCCACTTTGGCATCCCGGCTCAAGGGTGTGCGGCTGCGGTTCGGTGGTTCGTTGAGTACGCTGGCCAGGGGGTAAGCGTGCCAATTGCCTTTGCCGTCATAGCCGACATAGGCGGATTCTTCCATGGTGTCGATGATGGCCTTGGCGACTTCGGTGTTCTGGTAGCGGTCAGCCTCCGCCTGATCTTCGGCATTGGCTTTGGCTGTGCCGGTGGTGACAATGACGCGGTAGGTGTCAATGAGTCTGATCGCCATTGGTAGCCTCCTTCATGGTGTTTGCATCGTCCATCATTTTGTCGAGGGCGACGGCTGCGATGCGGTAGGGTCCGCCAGCGGAGACGCGGGAGGCGGTCAGCTTGCCGCCCCGGATGTAGCGCAGGATGGTATTCGTGCAGCACTGAAGGCGGTCTGCGGCCTGTGCCACGGTGAGGAATTCAGCGTCCGATGCGGCGGGTTTGAACGGCACAGGGCCGGCCGGTCTGCCGCGTTTGGGTGTATTCATGGTGCTCCTTTCATGGGTGGTCACGGTTGCATCTCCTTTTGATATGGTGAGGTTTGCCCCTACCAGGTGAGTGGCAGGGGCGGGTCAGTCAGCGGGCCAGTCAGCGGGCCAGAACCGAGGCGTTCATCTGCTGCGCTACCCAGAGTGCTCCAAGTCTCCGGCTGTAGGTCAATCCATGCACCGCGGCGATTGCTTCCGCTCTTACAGGCTCTTCGCCGATGCGCCTGATGTGCCATTTACCGCAGGTGTTGAGGTCTTGATTCTCAGCGACTTCGTATCTCATTGGCGATTCCCCTTTCAATTAACTACTCCTCTACTATGCCTTGATTGTCCTGCGCTGTCAAGGAGAAAATGCGTAATTATGCGATTATCTGTGGATATCCTGTGGATAACAAGGGAGAGCGGCAATTCAGCATCTAGCTTCCTACGGATTACCTGCGGATGTGTCGTATGCTATCCCCATGCGTGATGATCGTGCATGGGAAAGGGATAAAATGCCAAGACGTAACGTAAGTGAAGACATGAAAGAGGATATGAAAGCACCAATTCACATCCTCCCATTAACAGATAACAACTCACGCGGGCTGCGTGAAGCAGTGGACGCCGCCAACGCGTTTACCCTGTCGGAGCGCGAATCCAAGGGTCGCAGAACGCGCATCAAGATCAGCTTTGAGGTCTGGTGCAGACGGCGTGGCGGCGGCCTGAACTATGCCAGGCTGCGTGAGGAGCACATCACGGTGAGTTGCCCTAACTCGTTGCAGGCAAAGGCGTTAGTCAGGCTGATACAGTCGATGGTGAGGCAGCTTGAGGGCCGGTATCTGGCGGTGGACGGGATTGAGTAAGGGCGGCAGTGTGTCGGCGCGGACCACCCCTCCGGGTTCAAAGCAGGGGGTGGGGGGTGAGACCGCATATGCTTGCCGCGCGAAAAATTTTCCCTAGTTTCCAGAGTATTTGTGTTACACCGTGTTACAAAAAGGCAGTGTGTAACACAAAAAAGATGGGTATTGTGTTACAGGTTGTGTTACACTTTGAGAGTGGGAAAGACGGTATACATCTCGATTCGGGTTCCTGAGGGTCTTGTAACACAAATAGAGGCTCGTGCGGGGATTGAGGGTTTGAACCGTTCTCAGGTGATATTGGGGGCGTTGCGGAGGGAGTTTGGGGATGAGCGAGTTGGGGGAGTTAATCAACGGGTCTCTGGAGTTGGTAAGGCGGGAGAACGTGGAGGGCGGGGACTTGAGGGATTGCCTGTGTCCTTTTTGCGGCAGGCCGAGGAGCCAGCGGAGCGATTACGTCAGGTGCCAACCGTGCGGGGTGAACTGGTGGCCGGGGACGGATTTGAAGAGGAATCCTCATCTAAGCGGTGCTCGTACACAGAGTTTGACCCAGACACAGGAGAAACGTACCGATGCGGGTTGAGCGAGCATGGCCCGAAGGTGAAGCATACGAGAGGTGGGAGGCTGTGATGAACCGGGAGCCTTTGGAGGAGCGCGAGGAGCAGGAGCGTCTGCGGCGGGAGTATGAGGCTGTGGAGCGGGTTCGTGCGTTTGTGGTTCCTGTGGGGGATCGGGTTTTGCTGGTGACGGCGCAGGATTTGAAGTTTTTGCGGAGCCTGAGGGTGAAGTGGTGAAAGGGGAGGAAGCATGAGCAAGTATCGAGTACCTGACGGGATGATAGAAGCAACCGGGTTACTGGTCTTCTTTGACCTGCGTTGGAAGATGGTAACACCTGATATGCGCAAAGCGCTGTGCGAAGCGGTGATTCACTGGCAATCTGAGAACCCGGTGGTGCCGAACGACAAGCAAGCAGCGACACTCTGGAAAGAGTTTAGGACCCTTCATCCAGCCGTCCTTATCCAAAAATCTATTAAGAAATGGCAAGCCCAGATGTACCTTGAGCCGGAGCCGGAAGTGCCGGAACCGATCAAGGATATTTTGGACCGCGCGGTAAAGGGCGACTTTGACGTGATCGAAGCCTACTGGCGCGGCAGGGCGGCGAAGTGATTGAGTTCCCCGGTAGTTTTCTGGCGATTCCGACCGGGGCCGGGTGCCGGTTCGTACCCCATGCGGGCTGGCACCCCTGAAGTCCAGATTTAGTGGAAGGAGAGCAAGTGAAGCGAATTTGTACGAAGTGTAAGCGGCCGATCTTGAAAACGCATCGCTGGCATCAGCGGTGGCATCATCTGATTTTCTGGCATTGGCGCAGTTACGCGCATCACAACTGCCTGAACCCGTATGCTGGACCTGGGGCAAAGCGGTTGGATGGGGAAGTGCCTTTGCCGTTCCCGGAGGCAGTGTGAAGAAGAAGGAGCCTTATGGCAACGGGGCGGTGGTGATGTATTGCCCTTTTTGCGGTAGGGGTTTTTGGCGGTTGACGATGTACACGCATCATATTCAGAGGGAGCATAGGGATGAGCGACTTGAAGAGAAGCCAGTTGGGGAATCAGGCAACGGAGCAAGCGGCGTTTGAGGGTGGTGCGGATGCTGAGTCGATCAACAGGAGTTCGATGCCATCGGCGGAAGGTGCGCCGATTGAGGCCGATGTGAGGCAGTCATCGGATGGACTGGAGATTGTTCCGAAAGACTGGGGGCCGCACGATTACGGTCCGATTCAGATTGACGAAGGGCCGCACGAGTTGATGAAGGCTCAGATGATGGACGAGCCGGATGTGACGGGTTTGGCGCTGCGCCGGGTCAATGGGATTGAGGTTGTGGCTCAGGAATCGCGTCTGGCGGAGGTTAACAAGCGTGCGCCGAGGGAGATGCTGATCTGGTATGGCGCTCATCCTGACTACTTTATGGGCATGACCGGAGACCGGATTCTGGTCCGCAAGGATGTACTGGAGTTGGAAGATGCCTGTAAGCAATGTCATGGCAACGGGTATCTGGAGGAAGAGAAGTGCGCTCGATGCGGTGGTGAGCAGTTTGCGCCGGTGCTCGATGCCTACAATCAGCCAACGGGCCAGACCGTGCCATGTCCTGACTGTGTGGTGTTGGGCTATGACCGGGAGCAAAGATGGTCCTGCGGACGCAAGAAATGCGATGCCTGTAACGGGTCGGGGTGGAGAGCGGGGATTATCATTCCCGAAGTCGCTGAATCCAAGCCAATTACCGGAGTGGTGGTGAGCGTGGGGCCTGAGTGCCGCTTGCTCAAGTTGGGTGATCGCGTGATTCATTCCCGGTTTGCCGGACACGAATTGACGGTCTCCAAGACCGATTCCTATGTGATGATGAGGGAGTCGGAGATTCTGAGTATCCTGAAAGCGAGGACGCGATGAGCATTGACATCAATATGTGGGAGAGGAAGCCGGAGTTTCCCGCCATCGTGCAAAGGGAGCCGTGCCAGATTTGCGGCGCGGGAGTTGGGCAACCATGCAAAAACCTTTCCGCCCCTCCCGCAACAATCGCAGCGGAAACGCCAAGATCGGATTTCCACCAGCATCGAAAGTTGATGGCGCTGACCAATTGGGGAAAGCCGCAACCAATGTGTATCGAGGGCAAGGTATGAATGTCATCTGCCAGGGGTGCAAGGCTCAGGTTGAGTTGCCGGATATTGAGGCTCCCAAGATCGTAAATCTTCCCGGCACGTCTTTCATCGTGATTGAGCACCCTCAGCAGGTAGCGTGTTCGGCCTGTGGAGTGATGCTGGTCCATGGAGTGATGAACGCGGCGCAGATTTCCATTGCCGGTTTGCCACTTCCCGCACAGGAGCAAAGAAGTGTGATCGTGGCACCCAGTGGCATGAGGCTGATGAAAAAATAATGGGTAAGAGCGACGCCGAAAACTTGACAGATGCCAGTCGGGAAAAGCGGATTCTCGATTTGGCGGCATTGGATTGGGCAGGAAAGAATGTGCGCCAATTTGCGGAATTTGCAGGGGTTGGCTCCGCTACCCTTTCCAACTACCGCAACACCGACATCTACAAGACGGCCATTTCTGAGTTTCGGCAGGAATGGCATGAGCAGATGCTCAAATTGCCGCAAACAAATGAGTTGCGGAAACGCATCAACCACGCCATGAGTTTGAGTATCAACGTGCTGATCGAAATTCTTTCCGGTAACTCCGAAGACAAAGATAAACTTGCGGCGGCTCGGCTGGCCTCTCAGTTGGATGGCAGGTTCCTCAAGGGCGAAGGAGATGAAGACGATACCGGAGGCAAGGGCGTTGATTCCATTGCCAACGAGCTTCTCATCGCAATCAAACGCCACTCCGAGACCGTGAATTGATGCTTGAAGCCGTCACTAATGAGTTTGCGACGGTCTTGACGGAGACGCCGGTGCAGCGCTGGCGCACCATCCCCATTGACGATTCCATGACATCGGCGGCAAAGCGCATTGCGATACGGCTCAATGCGTTAGGAAGCCTGTTCTATTTCAACAAGGTGATTCTCGGACACTCGCGCATGAGTCCCAACCTCCACGGCTATATGTGCCGGGAACTGGAGCAAGACTCGCTGCGGCTGGCAATGGAAATCCCCCGCGATATGTTCAAAACCTCCGTGGCCTCGGTATCGGCTCCTATGTGGTGGGCCTTGCCGTTCAACGATACCGACGAAGAATATATGCGGTCGATGGGATACGGAGACGCCTGGATTCGATGGATGCACCGCGCGCACTACAGTTCCACGCGCACACTCATTGCCTCGGAAATCATTGACAACGCCATCAAGATCGGAACACGCATCTCCGGGCACTACCAAAGCAATGATTTGTTTCGGTTTATCTTTCCTGAGATTGTTCCCAAGTCCAGCCTGGAATTGAGCGGAACAGGCAAGAAAAAGGACAAGTGGAACGCGCGGTCGATGACCCATAACAGGGTGGATGGAGTCATTCACGGCGAAGGAACGTTTGACTTTATCGGAGCCAAGGGCGCCTTGCAGTCGCGGCACTACGACCGGCAGGTAATTGATGACATCGTGGGAGAAAAAGCAATCAAGTCCGATTTGGTGATGGAGGACACAATCGGATGGATACGCAAACTTCCCGGCGCATTCGATACTGACCCATTGAATCCGGGCAGGCTGGCCGATCAACTGTTTATTGGCAACCGATGGAGTCAAAGAGATGTTGGGGCATGGCTCAGGCGAGAGCAGCCCGACATCAAGTTTGTCACGCATTCGGCGCTGGGCGGCTGCTGCGACATCAAAAATCCCGATGGAAGCCTGTTCCATCCACGCGGCGAAAGCATCTTTCCTGAAGAGTTCCCTGTATCGAAATTGAATGAATTGAAGCAGATATGGGGAAGCTATAACTTTGCTTGCCAGTACGAAAACAACCCCATCGACGCAGGGGCAGTACGGTTCAAATCAGGCTGGCTACGCCGGTACAGCCGGGTGGTCTGGGACGGTGGACCGCACGTCACGATAGCCAATTCGCAGCAAATACCTCCCAATGTCGTGCAAGTCAGCCGCCAGATCGAGCAGGAACGCGCCGAAGCTGCTGGAGCCATGCCGGAGCGGTTAAAGATGGCGATGCGCCATGAAACCCAGTCCGGGGAAGTGATTGAGGACATTCGCGCTGGCGACCTTGACCGCGTAGCGATTCTTGACCCTACGCATTCAGAAAAGCAGTCGGGAGGTCGCAGCCGCAACGCGATTGTGGTTTTGGGATACCTGAATCGTCCTCCTGCTTCGCGCCGGATTTACCTGCTCGACTGCTGGGCTGGCGGAAACTCGTTTGAGGAGATGATTGAAAAGCTGGTTGGCGTCAGACCGGGTTCTCGCGGTTTGGCGGTGCGCTGGAAGGTGCATCACATCTACCTTGAATCCGAAGTAGCCGGTCAACAGGGATGGAAATACTATTTTCAGGAGCGGGTGCGCCAGATGGGGCCGGAAGCTAGTTTCAGTATCCGTCCGCTCAAGACTGATCGCGGCGCAAATGCAAAACACACACGCATTGTCGGCATGGAGCCTATCTACGAAAATGGGTTGTTTTGGGTGCCGAGGACGGGGTGTGAGCAGTTCATGGAAGAATATGAGCAATATCCCAACGATCGATTCATGGATATACTTGACGTGATTGGGTATGCTCCGCAAACATGGCTTCCCGGTTCGCGTACCTCCACCCGTGATTTTGTGCGGGACGAACTGAGAAGGCGCAGCAGTTTGATTCAGAGCATCGGACAGGCGGGATACTGATATGCCACTTCCTGTGGAACTTCCGGTTCAAAAGTACTGGGCAAAGTCCAGCGACACTTACAAGGAAATCGAGAAGTATGTCGATTCCCGGCTGCAATCTCTCACCATGTCCCTAGCGGATTTGCGAGAGAAAAAGATTACCCAGTGGCGGCGCATCTACACCGGCCAGCCAAAAGAGAAAACCAAATCCTTCCCTTGGCAAAACGCTTCCAACGTCGTCGTTCAATTGGTGGGCGCGTTTACCGATCAGATGCTTGCCAAGTGGCTGATGTCGATCTTTGGCATGGACCCGCTTTGGGAAGTCGGCATCATCGGTAACTGGGACCGCAAGGAACACGCCGAGGAACAGCGGCAAGCCCTTCAGGACTGGCTTGGCTTTACCGGCATGGAGCCGGGATACCTCAACCTGATTCCCAAGTATCAGGCTTGGGGTTCAACGGCGATTCGGTACGGCATGGGCGCTATCAAGCTGATGCCGGAACGCACCGTGGAAAAGGTTGCTGCAAGTTCCGACTCCAACGGCAACATCATCTTTGAGAACTTCACCCGGCACGATGGGCCTGTTGCCTATCCGTTGCTGTTTGAGGACTTCCTGATTCCATTGACCGTATCCGAGATCGAGCGCAGCCCCTTCACGGCACAAAGGGCGCGGGTGTCAAAGTTTGATTTGGAGATGATGAAGTATGACAAGACCTATGACAAGGCGGCTGTAGAGGATGTTTTGCTCAATCCTGACCGGCAAGGACCGGAGCGCACAACACAAGAATTGGAGATGGACCAAGGCGTTCAATCCGGCGTCGGAGGCACAGAGGCTGCGGAGTGGGATATTTATGAGTGCTGGTTCCCGTATGTGGTTGCGGGACGCCGCTACCAGATGATCTGGACGTATCATAAGGAGCGCAAAAAGGTTCTCAAGGCTGTGTTCAACTGGCTTCCCGACAACTCAATTCCGTTTGTGAAGGCGGTATTGGGATATGACGGAGAGCGCAGTTATGGCTTCGGCTTTTGCGAGATGTTGAAGGATTATCAGGAGGAAGTTAGCGCCATTCATAACCGGCGTGGCGATGCTTCCACGCTTTCCAATACAAACATCTTTCGTGTTGGCTCAGGGACACAGTTGGATGCCAACTTCAGCGTGTATCCCAATGCGGTGTTCCCGGGTGAGGATGGCGCATTTGAGGTTATCCCTCTAGGCAGAACGGCCAACGAGACGATCAAAGACGAGCAGATGACTCTTCAGTTGGCAACCGACAGGGCGGGGATTGGCCCATCCTCCTCCGGGCAGGGTTCCGGCGTGGTCAACAAAAAGAATGCCTATTCCGCGATGGGAACCTATGCGGTGATGCAGGAGGGCGATACCCGGTCGAATCTGTCCAAAACCAGTTTCAAACACGCGCATTACCAGCTTGGACGGCTCAAGATTTTGTATGATGCGGAGTTTGGCATCTCGCCAAAGGACTTGAAAGCGTTTGGTGAGCAAGGCAAATACCTCAAGGACTCCTTGGAAAACATCAAAATGCGCCGTCTGGCGCTTCCCATCCGGGCCGCTACGGGGTCGATCAACAAGGAAGTTGAAAAGCAGAATATGATGTTGCTGCTCAACAACCATCGCGCTCACTGGCAGCAGCAGGCGCAGTTGCTTCAGGCATTGCAGAACCCCATGATTTCGCCAGATCAAAAGGATTACATCTGGCAGGTATTCCTTGGGGCCAATATGCTGATGAGCAAGATTGACAAGGACTTCGGCATCAATGACCCATCGTTTATCAACCCCAACCCGGCTACGGCGGAAGCAAGGGCAATGATGGCTCACACTGCCGCCGAACACGCTGCCGCTCAGGAGATTGCCAAAGAGATGCAGCAGGGCGGGATGATGCCGCAACAGCCGCAACTCCCGGCGCAGACAGGCCAGCAATCCCCACAGCAGCCGGAACAACCCCCACAGCAGCCTGGACCGGCTGAAGGAGAGCCAATTCAATGAGCATTAAAATCAAGAGTATTGACGTTCTCGATGAATCGCTGTTTGATCGCATTGATTTTATCGAGAAAGCGTGTTTTGACGAAGACAGTGCATTTCCGACAAGCGATATTCCCGATCTTGTGCGTGAGTCACACGTTAGGGTAGGGGGTTACAAAGACGGTGTTCTTATAGGCTACGGTTTGGCCCGATATGCCTGTGGAATAGGCTATTTGTACTCAAACGCGGTCATCGCTGACTACCGGAGAAAGGGAGTTGGCTCGGCTCTTTTGAATTTTCGCTTGACTGAATTGAAAAAGGCCGGATGTTCGATTGTTCAAGCCCACACAAAGCTGGATAACGTGGAAAGCCAAGCTCTTCTTAGAAAAACAGGGTTTGTTCCTATCCAGTATGTCACTGATTTTTACGATGACAATGTTGATGCGATTTTCTGGACCATCAGCATATGAAGGTCATGGGATGTAATTCGTGGCAGCACATCTGGGACTGTATCTGTGAGGACTTGGGAATCGAGGAGTTTTGATGGCAGGAAAAAAGGAACTGGAACTGGACTTTACCGAATTGCTGGACAAGGTAGGGACGCGGGAGTGGCAAGAGTGCGTAGTGTCCCGGCTTGAGCCGCTGAGGGCCTATCTGTCGCAGGACGAGTGGCAGAAGGGAATAAGCATTTACCTCAAGGCATCCTTGGCGGGTGCGTTGAAATCGTTTCTTATCAAAAAGCGCGATGAGGCAGACGGCAATTACCTTCGCGGGTTTGCCGCTGCTCTGCAACTGGTCATTGCGCTTCCTTCCAGTATCGAAGCCCAGATTCAGCAGCAGCAAGCTGAGTCCCAAACCACAAAAGACCGTGGCACGGCAGGATACTGAAAACAATATGTTGACAGAATCAAAAAACCGTAGTGTGCTATCACATAGGAGGGCCTGATGGCCTGGAACACAGGAAAGCAGTTGAGCGCGGAAGAAATTCTGGGCATGAAGCCCGAGGATTTGAAGTCCCGCCTCGAATCAGCCGCCTCCAAGGACGACCTGAAATCCATCAATGATGGCCAGGAAGCCTTGAAGGGAACCCTCTCCGAGCTTCAGGCAGCACTTGCCAAGCTCACCGCCCCGCCCCCCGCACCGCCCGACCCGACATTTCTTGCCGATCAAAACGACCCCACAACGCAATTGCTGACAGACCCCAACGGCTTTATCAGCCGTTCCACGGGAGCAACACAGCAGGTAGCATTGCAGGCAGCGGCAGATGTACAGGAAATGAGAGCGCGGCAGGCAAATCCTTCCATTTTCCAGAAATACGGACAGCAAATCAGCGAATCGGCGGGGAAATTCCCTCTTCAACAGAGAGCGCAGTCGTCCTTTTGGGACTGGCATCTGCGTACCTATCTGGGCGACAAGTTGATGAAGGGCGAGATCGAAAGCGGTTCCTATCCATCATTGATGGGGGGGTCGAGCTTTGCTCCGAGCGCAACTGGGGAGACCGCAGACCCAAACAAGGGATTTGACCCGCAGGTTGCCGCTCGACTCAAAGAGCGCGGTATCCCTCTAGACAAGGCTGCTGCAATCAATGATCTGATGAGCAAAAACGGCGAACCCATTGACATTCAGCGGTATCAGGAAGCGGTAAAGAAGGTGAACCATGCCGCGTGAGGATAATCATTTGCCGCAGGAACCAAAAGAGTTAACCGTTAACCCGGAAGAGTTGTTGAAGCGTGCGCAGTCGGCTTCTGTGTCGGCGGCTCCACAAACCGGGATTCCCGCTCACGCTCCTCAGTCCGATGTTCCAAACGGCGACGGGGCTTTTCTTGGCGGCGATGGGCGTTTGCTCTATCGCTATACGGATGATTCCACTGGCGAAGTTGTGATTTTGCCTAAGCCGCTGGCGCAGATGAAGGAGCAGGACTGGTATTCGTTGCCAGTATCGCTTGCCGATTTGTCGCCGGGGCGGTTGCCGCAAAACCTGACTGTGACGGCGCGTGACCCCCAATGGGCTTTTCATTGGTTCAACCGTAAAGCGCGTGATGGCCAGCGCGTTTCAGAAGCAAAGTCTCTCGGTTTCCTTCCCGCGCACCGCGACGATTGCGAGATGGTTTCGCACAGCCTCAATGATGAGGATGGCGGCGTGATGGATGGCGATCTGGTGTTGATGAAGATTCACAAGGTCAAACTCTATCGCAAGTTTGCTCAGTGGATGGAGATGGCAAAAGTGTTAGGGGGTAAGTCCTCCTACTTAAACAAGGCCGAATCGCAAATTGGCGGGGCGGGCGACGGCAAGGTTGGGTATTTTTTCACTCCGCAATCAAACGAGCCGTCTGGTGTCGGCCCGGTAACGCACATTCCGACAATCAGTTAAGGAGCAAACATGGCAAATCCCGGTCTTTCCTACCACCTGCCGATTACGCCGGTCTCCACCATCAGCGGGAATGACCCGAAAATGATGGACTACATGGAGGCTTCCGGCCAAACGTGGCAACCCGGTACGGTTGTCTACATGAACGGAAGCGGCTATGTTGCCGCCTCAACTCCCTCCAATGGCTCAACTCAGCTTGTTGCTCTTGGTGTGGTGGCTCTGAAGGGCCGTAACTACTCTTCCAACGGGCAGGGCGCGTCTCCGGTTTATGGGTCCATCGGCTATCCGGGCGGCGCTGGCGCGGTACAGGATGTCATCAACCAGCCCAATGCCTATTCGATTTATCATGGCGCTCCGTTCCTTGACGGCCTTGCCATGGTGCAGATTGCCAACCTGGATACCGTGTTTGAAATTCAGGTGGATTCATCGTCCGGCTCAACCTACAACGCCACCAACGCACTTATCGGCTCAACTATAGCGCTGGCCAAGGACGCAAACGGCTGGTGGTATGCCGATCTTCATCAGATCAATCAAAGCTCCTACAACGATGTCAACGTGGTTGGCCTGAATCCGCTGGACCTTAATTCAGGTTCAACCACCACGCAGCAAAACTACGGTCGGATTTGGGTGGTATTCAACACGGCCACGATTCAGGCTTTGTCGTAACAAGAGCGGCCCGATGAAGGCCGGGAGGATACTGACGTGACAATGGTTCGCAATCAGTTCTATCAGGCCATGAGTATTGATGTGGCCCACAACTTCATCGAGTTTCTTGACCTGAAGCAACGCAGTGTCGAGTTCCGCTCGATGTTCAACGTGCTGCCATCCAAGAAAGCGTATGAAGATGCTGTTCACTACGCCGGTACTGGACCCGCGCAGCCGAAAAACGAAGGCCAGCCGGTCTATTACGACAACTTGATTCAGGGAGGCACCCGGCGCTACATCCATCAGACATTCGGATTGGGTGTGCGCATGAGTTACGAACTGATGCAGGATGACCAGACCGGAATGATGGAGCAGTCGCCCAAGGGCCTTGTGCAAGGCCACATCTTTGCGCAGGAATACACCGCGGGTAACGTGTTCAACCTCGGCTTCTCATCGACCGGCACCATTACCGATGACGGCGTGAGCCTGTTTAACAACCAGCATCCTCTGTTGGGCGGCGTGACAGCAACCAACATTGCGCCTGGAGTCGGCAACTTCTCAACACTTGTCGGGACGTATCCCAACCGGCCAGCAACGGATGCCGATCTGAGCTTCACCGCTCTCCAGTACGCAACCATGACCTTCCAGCGTATGCCGAATGCGCGGGGCATTCCGGTGGCAACCAAACCCAAGCATCTGCGGATTCCGCCTGAGCTTGAGTACATCTCTATCGAGTTGCTGGGTTCCAGCGGCAAGCCCTACACGTCAGACAACGAAGTGAACGCTTTGGTGTCGGCTGGCCTTACTTATGAAGTGGGCCACTACTTCACCAGCCCGTCCGCATGGTTCCTGACCGGCAACAAGGATGAGCACCGCCTGATGTTCTACGAGCGGCAACCGATTTATGGCGACTATGACCGCGACTTCGATCAACAGGCTCTCAAGTTCCTCGCGATCAGCAGGTTCTCGGCAGGCGCGGATACATGGCTCAACACCTTTGGGTCCAATGGGCCGTAGGAGCCGGTAATGAGTTTTGGGCGCGGATGGCCAGCAAAGAAGATTGACAGTGGCGCATGGCACTACTGTTTTCGTTCGGGCATCCGTATGAATCTGGATGACGCGATCTGGGAGCAGGGGATGCTGGTTAGTCCTGAGTTCTCGGATTCTCAGAGTGGCGGCGGGTTCGGATTGTTGGGGTCGAGAGATGCTGACATAGCCCGCCGCATCAGCCAGGATGACACCGATTTGCAGCCGCATCCCAAGTTGGCAGAACCGAACGAGCCGGATGAGGATGTGGAGTTTTTCTAGGAGGGGCGATGCAAAACATGAAGTCGCTGGATAACCTGATTGCAAAGCCTGTTCTGGGGGCCAATGACGATATTCATGCCATCGTGGGAAAACGCTCTGTAGAGATTTATTCCTACAAGGATGAGATCGAAAATCTGTTGCGGGAGATTGATGAACCGCACCGCAAAGTCCTGAGTCGGCAATTGCTTCATGACTCGTACCAGCAGTAGGCTCCTTCAGCACGCGCGGCCAGCCGCCAAGACAAAGCTGGTGGGAAGGGTATCATGCCAAGATTTCAGAAAACCGTGAATTGCGACATCGGCTATGCAGATGGACACATCTTTGTACCGTTTACGACCGGTGACGTGCTTGTTGGCAGCGGAGCAACCATCAATCGTACTGCCGCAGGCAATTGGCAACTAAGCCTGCCCACGGCGGCAACGGCCTACACGATAGATGCGTGGTTGAGCCGTTTAATCTTTCGCAGCGGCCTTCAGGATGACTTGCAGGAATACTTCGGCGGCGGCGGCTCTGCCGGTGCATTTGCCTCGGCACGGGGCCTCACATCACCCTCCAATGCGTTCTCTACGCCAGCAGGCGTAAGCGGTCCTCCGCCGTTTACCGGCGTGACTCAGTTTACTCCGGTCACTTCGGCGCGGCCCAAGGGTATCCAGATCAACAGCATTTCGGCCTGGTATCAGGTTGGCTCTGCCAATGCCACCGTCAACACCATCGCGCTGTATCAGACGGTAGCCGCCAATGCGACGGCTCCCGCCGTGACTACGGTACTGGCAGCCTCAAACCTTACGCTTACAGCAGCGGCCACACCCTACCTGACAACCGTTTCCCTCAGTTCTCCCGCGTACCTCAACACTCTCAATGCGGCCTTCTCTTTGGAGTGGAATGTGACGACTGGAGCATCGACCGGCACCGCAAGCATCTGGGGCGTGTTCCTCAATGTGACGTACAACTACAACTAGGCCGGAGGCGTTATGGCACAGCGAGGAAAACCATCAACGGCCCACGTTTACGACAAGTCCGATGCCTGCATCTATTGTGGGATGTATCGAGCCAACGTCGAAGCCATGAGTCATGTGTGTACGCCAAAGCGCGAAGCGGAAGAAGATGCGAAAAGGGAGGGCAACGATCATGGCGAATGACGTAACCGGAGGCGTCTGGCGTATTGACACTGCCCCCTTTACCACGGGCAACGGCAATCGAAGAGTCAAGATCACCAACTTCAACATTGGCGATTCAACCAGCGGCGATCACATCGTGGTCAACGACCTGAATGGAAAAACGCTGGTGGATTATGTCTCCAATGGCGCACAGTACCGCATCGGCCCGTTGGGTTGGGTTAATGGTGTTGTTGTTCCTTCGGGCGGGTTGGGGTCAAGCTCGGTTCTTGAAATTGCTGTTGGCGCAGGGAAGTGACCTATGCCGGGTCTCAAGAACAAGACCCTCCTCGGTTACTTTGAAACCGACTATGAGAACCCATGGCCGGGGCTTATAACCAATCTGCCTTCTTCCCAGATTCCCCCCGGTGCGTGTTCCGCCTGTTACGCCATGGTGTCGCGTGGGAGACTCACTCCTCAGCCTGCGATTTTTGCTGTAACCGGAACGGCAGGCATGACGGTATCCCTGCCCGCATTTGCCCTGGGTGAGAATATCTGCGCAACCACCATCCTTCAGCCGATTGGATTGCAGCAGGGGTTCACCGTTCTGATTACCAATGCGGCGGTCTATATCGACTACATTCCGCCAACATCCGTGGGAACGATTAAGCAGTTCACAAAAGTATTCACCTTTCCCACGGCATATCCGCGTTATGCCCGGTTTGGCACCTGCGTCATTGGCAACAAACTCTACTTTTCATCTGCTTCCCAGTTGGGCGTGTGGTGTCTCCAGCCGTTTTATTTCCTCACATCGTCAACCATTGATGTACAGATCACGAATGTAGGGGCAGGCTACACTTCCGCTCCTACGGTGACGATGTTTGGCGGCGGCGGTACCGCGATGACCGGCACTGCAACCATCAATTCTACGGAACAAACACTGGCTTCGATTTCGTTTTCAGGGTCCGGCAAATTCACTTCCGCGCCGTCTCTGTTGCTGACTGGAGGACTGTCGTCAACCGGCATCACAGGCTCATCGACCAATTATGCCGCAACCTCATCCTTGCCTGTATCAACAAGTGCATCGCAAACAAACACGCAGGGAACAGCGGTATCCGATACCGGAAACATCAGCGGGTTTACCAGCGGGACGCTGCCTGCAAATGGAATAGCGTCCGGCGCTATCACAGTCAATTTGTCAGCGTCATTTTCCGGCTCAGGCGCGGGCGGCTCTGTTGAAATTCTGGCGTATGCCAGCCCTGATGCTGGAACGACATGGTATCCGTTTGGCTCAGTGTCAACCTATGCCAATGAATCTCTTAACGGATATGTGATTAATGGAAACCTGCCATTCGTTCCTACAAATCTAGCCAATGTCTATTTTAGGGGTGAGGTTCAATGCACCATCCCTGCCTTGTCACCGGGATATACGGTCTCAGGCAGTGTCAGCGTCACCGCAGCAACCTTCACAATCACGATTCCGGGCGGTCCTGCCGTACAGGGTTCGGCTCAGGTCATTCTTGGGTCGATTAGCGGGTATCAGGTCAATGAAGTGTCCGCAGCAACCGGAGTGCAATATGTGACCATCACCGCTAACGGAAGCGGCTACACAAACCCCGTAGTGGTGTTTCAGGGTGGTGGAGGCAACGGTGCTACCGGCACACCTGTGTTAAGCTCCACGGGAACAATCCTTGGCGTGGAGATGGATACTACTGGTTCGGGATACACCAGCCCCCCTACGGTTTTGTTTTTCGATGCCGTTACAGGCACAGGCGGAAGTGGAGCCACGGGCGTTGCCAATCTGATGAATGGGACTCCGTTCATTGGCGGAGACTTCATGTCTTCGATGGCAACCCGCCTATTGCTTGGCAACTTAATTGGAGGCGACGGTAACACCACCAGCGGCCTGTATGAGATTGTGATTGCAGCACCCGGAACAGGCTACACAACTGCACCGCAGATTGATATTGTGGGCGGGGGCGGCAGTGGGGCAACGGCTGTTGCAACCGTGGCCGCAGGCGCAGTGTCAAAGATCACCATTCAAACAGTGGGAACGGGATTCACTTCGGCACCGCAAATCAACATTATCTCCAATGTAGGAAGCGGCGCAGCGGCATTTGCCGTATTGTCGGCACCCTTGGCCGCGTCCAGCAATCAAGCCTATGCAGATCGTGTTGCATGGAGTGCACCGTCCGCACCGGGTTATTTGGACCCCAACAACGGGCTGGCACCTGGCGGATCTTCTCAGATCATAGAGGCACGTGGACTTATAACTGCCGTGAACGTGGTTGAGTCAGTGGCGTTTATCGGTCACAGTGGCGGCATTACTGAAATGACGCCGAACACCACAAGTGATTTATTAGCGTTTTCCTTTTACCCTCTCTGGAGTGCCGATCAGGGAGTCATGGTGCGCTATGGGTCAATGGCGCAGTACGGCACCACGCTGGCTTTTCTTGCCAACGACAGCGCGTATACCATGACGCCTAGTGGCCTGACGGAAATAGGGCAGAACATCGCCAACCTGTTGCAGGACTGTTCTACGTGGAACAATGGCAATTTCCCCTTGCAGGGGTTGTATGGGTCGATTGTTCTGGTCGAGGGGCAAAAGCACTATCTAATTACGCTGTCGTCGGATGACACACCCTATCCTTTAGGCGGCGCTCGAAACACAAGTATGTTTGATTTCAACATGAATGAGGGAAGTTGGCATCAATGGATATATCAAGGCTTAACTGCTACCTGTCCTGTTTACCAGGCATTTGATACAGCCATTTACACTCCATCGGCAGGAGCTACACCACAAATAGCAGCCGATACATGGATTCTTGCGCCATTTTCTCAAACCCCGAATTCGGGTGAGGGAGATGTTGTCAATTTATACGAATTGGCTCCGCTGGTTCGCAATCTTCAACTCAGGAATATCAATGTTTCAACCGTCACCCCATCTTTTATTGTTTATCAGTTTCGAACGGAAACACCGTCGATAGCGCGTATGCAATCGGAACGGCGTATTGCCATCGAATATGAGAGTCAGCCTGTTTTGGCGTCTTTGGACATTACTCCCACCCCATCTTTTATTTACTATGGGCAGCAAGACCCAACAACGCAAACGGGAACGGTGGTGCAAACAGAAAGTATGTCCATTCCCCTAGTTGCTGCTGGTTCAACATTTGCAGGGAGCATGTTGACTGCTCAATTGGATTTCGGAACTTTCACTGGAGTATGCACGAGTTTACTGATTGAGGCCACATTCGACAATGCTTTAGTTGCATATGTTCGCATCACCCAGGTTGCCGAACTGATGAAGAGGGAACTGCCATGAGCATGGCCTATTTGCCGAATGTTTCTCCCGCGAACAACAACACGCAGCAAATGCGCCGCCGCGTCAATGGAATTGTGTCGCAAGTGTCTCAGCAGGTGGGGTCGATTGCGACCGGCACCGGCGATCTTGGCACCCTAAATGCCAGTGTAACAACATTGGGCACCACAAAGGCCAACGCAACCAACCCGGCTTTGACGGGAACGATAACGCAGGCTGGGGCGACCGTGGCAACCTCAGCAACCGCAGGAGGCGCTACGGCCCTTCCAGCAACCCCGTTGGGCTATCTGGTTCATGTTGTCAACGGCGTAACCGTAAAAATGCCATACTATGCGGTATAGGGTGATTCTGTGAGCTATACGCTAGGCCAAATCGTTTCTGGGCTTCCCGCCAAGAGCGGAGGGCGCAACAACTGGGGCACCACTGCGGACGGTTCTCTGGGCATCGTGGCAGCGCAGCAAGTGGTCATGGAGATTACGGAGACGGCGGAGTTGGAAGAATTGAAATACCAGACTCCTGTTCCCCCGTTGACTCCACTGCAACTGACC